CGCAAACGAACGTCCTACTCGTGCGTGTGCTGCGAACAGTTCGACGATTACTGGAGCGAGGACGCCGCGCTGGCACAGGCGGAGGACGACGGATGGGATTGCGGCACGGACTCGCAGGGCGACGGGGAGATCTACTGCCCGAATTGCCATCCCGTGTACGTGTGCCACCATTGCGGACTCGAATCCGACTGCAGGGAACCCGGATGGCAGGAGCGTGACGGCCACGTGGACTGCCCCAACCACCTGCACGCCGACTGCCGCGAATGCCGCTGCCACGACATCGGCACCAGATACCGCCTCGAATACCAGGGATGGAGCCACGAACTCGACCTGTGCCCCGACCACAATCCGAAAAGGAACCGCGAATGAGCCCGAAACCCTACGAAAGCCTCGACGTGACGGCCAAGGCCAGCGCGAAAGGCAACTGCATCATCCTGACCATCCGCGAAGGCCATTCCATAGGCCCGTACGCATACCAGCTCACCAGCTACAGGCTCACGCCCGACAAGGCCGAACGTCTCGCCGACATGCTCGACACCGCATTGGACGAAGCCGAAAACAAACGAGAAAGAAACCAACCATGACCAACAGACCAATCCGCATCCACGTGGCGGCACACGCATGACCACCGCCGCGTTGATCATCCTCACCGCAACCATCATCATCGCCTACCTGGGAAGCCTCTAATGAAACGAACAGCCAAACACACCACCGAAACCATCGCCAGCATCCTCGCAGCCATCCTCGCAGCCATCCTCACGACGGCCGCGCTCGCGGGCTGCGGGCCGCGCGGAGAGGGAACCTCCGAACCTGTTCCACGGACCGGCACCGCATGCAAGCGCTGGTCTAACACGTCGATGCGAGAATGCGTTGTCGAACTGCAGGATACGCGTCGCGTCACCTGCGTCGCCTCGACCGTCGGCATGAGCTGCGACTGGGCGCACGCCGACGGAGCCGACAAGGAGCCGACAAGATGAGCTACAACGTCGTCACCCAGGAAGGCGTCGGAACGTTCGAGAACATCGACGATGCTGGCGACTACGCGCAGGCCATGTCCTTGAGGACTGGCGAGCCGGTCAAGGTGTTCCACGCCGAGACCGGACTCGTCGCATTCACCGTCCGCCCAACCACGAAGGACACGAAATGAGAATCGATTTCAACAGCAAGGATGGCGTTTTCGCCATCAAAGCCGAAAACGAAGAGGAAAAAACCCAGCTCAAAACGTCGGCGGTCGCCATCTGCAATCTCATCATCGATTTTTTCGACGCCGATATTAACGAGGCGAAGGTGGAGAGGGAATGAAACGCATCCCACTCAAGGACACAAAATGAGCAATCGAAGTTATTTGGTGCCAAGGCCGCCAGCGTTCGACCATGAGCATCCCAGACCGAAGGAGGAAGGCGAGGTGCTGTACTGCGGAAATTGCCAAAAATGGTACGTATCATGGTTTCCCCTCACCGAAGTCAAAACCATATGGGGCCGCCGCCCCGAATGGTGGATACGCATCTTCCACCGCAAACCATACGAGACGATCATCCAGCAAATACGAAGGGAAACGAAATGAAAGTGAAGAAAACCCTCATGGACATGATCATCAAATGGCATCAGGCCGGATACAGCCTCGATGAGATCTCGCCACTGATGCCACAAGTCCCCAAAGAGGAAATCAAAGCGATAATCCAACAACACCACGAATAACAAGAAACCCGACCTTCCGGCCGGGCTCCTGACACCACCAGAAGACTACCACGCCGGAGGGAATCGAACAAATGAACGAACAAAACAACGAATCCCAACCAACACCAAACCAGACACAACCAACACAAACCAACCAAAACAAGCCAGCGCTCGCCGGCATGTGCCAAGTGTGCGGCGGGGAGTGCAATCTTCGCAACACGATGTGCGACAAGTGCGAGGCCGGCATGAGGGGATGGCTCCGCGACTATCCGTCACGGATTCATGCCCTACGTGAGTTCCTGGACAGCACCGCACATTATGGTGGCCATCAGCCGGGCCGGACCAATTTGGCTTCGGCTCCGACGCCGGTCAGGTTGTCTGTGATCGACCATCTGCAGGAGATCGATGATTTGGCCGTCGCTCTTTGGCGGCGGTTGTATGCTCCGCCGGCCATGCCATGGGCCGATAGCAGGATTCATCCGTCCGCATCGAAGTGCCTGAGCGTCTGCGCGGATTGCAATCGTCTTTCACGATTGCCGGACATCGGTTTGATATGGCACGACTGGGAGCGGTTGGTGCGCAAGACGATGAGCATCATCGACGTGCCGCCATCCAGGCATGGCATCGGCAGGTGTCTGAATCCTCTGTGCGGCGTGGAGCTGACCGCCGAAATCGGCGCGGTAAGCGTTGACTGTCCGGTGTGCGGCAACACTTACCGTGTGGCGGATGTGCGGTTTGGGTTCCTGAGGGAATGCGTTCTGTCGGGACGCGCGTTCACGGCTGGTGAGTGCGCGGAACTGCTGCGCGAATGCGGATTCCAGTGCAACGCGAACACGATTCGCTCATGGCGCAAGCGCGGCAGGCTCCAGCCGGTCGGTGAAAACGTGAAGGGGCAGCCGTTGTACAGGCTTTCCGACGTGCATGGACAGGTCGTGCGACGCGACTCGATTTGACAAAATCGAAAGTGCAACGCACAATTGTCAGTGGATTAGAGGGTTCAAACCGAAGACATGCGGTTTGAACCCTTTTCGTATCCACCTTGGATTCTCCTAACTCCTTGGGTTGCGTAACGCCGTCCTGTCCGAACGGCATATCGGACACGCTCCGCCCGCTCCACGTCAGAGTGGGCATGCACCAACAGCGGCAGGCAAGCCAATCCCGCGCTTACGTGATGCGGTGAAGCTCAAACCGCCTGTCCATGCCTTCGTAGGAATCAGTGGTAGATCGTACCGGCCGCGAGTCTTTATTGGATTCTCTTCCTTGTGGCCGCGTGTGGACGCGGGTTCGAATCCCGCCGAAGGCACCCATGAAACAAACCCGGGGTAGGGGTATTCGCAGATGATGTGGAGCCCCTACAAGACACGGGAGTGTCCATATATGGGAGCCCCTATACCGGCATTCCAGCAAACCAACGGCGAAGATAATCATTGATAAATCCACGGCACCCCGGGGCCCATACACGTTGGAGGCCACATGAGCAAGCGGCGCAACGAGCGTGTCAGCAACGGCTGGCGGCGCAGACAGCTCAGGGCAAGAGTGCTGGCCGCATACGACGTGTGCGCCATCTGCGGCAAGCCAGTCGACAAGACATTGAAGACACCACATCCGATGAGCGCCGAAGTCGACGAGCTCGTACCGGTCTCACGCGGTGGCGATCCATACAGCTTCACTAACTGCAGGCTCACGCACCGCAGATGCAACAGGATGAAGAGCGACAAGACAGACGAACATGCACGAGCGCTGCTGGCCGGCAAGCAGACCATCAAACCAAGTTCGATGCCGTTCAGAACGTTCGGCATCTGACCCGATACCAGGGCGGGGACCCCGGGTGTGCCACCCTGCGGCAACCTCGGGTGCAGTGCCGATATTTCCCCCGGAATTCAAACGTCGGAAACAGGGGAAACGACGAAAGGTCGGAAAGCGGAGGTGGACGCCATGAAGTGCGAACTCTGCGGCAAGGAATTCCGGCCTTCCGGCCACGGGCGGCCGCAACGGTACTGCTCCAAATCCTGCCGTCAGAAAGCCGATTATCGTCGGAAAAAGAACAGGCCCGCACAGGCGAGGAAGAGCAAACCTGTTGAGGCGAAGAGAAAACCGGAGCGGGAACTCGACAGACGGAACTTCGAACGGATGATGGACGGCTCCCATGAGGACACGCTCCGCGAAATCGTCGGCAGACTGCGCGAGGCTCTGCATGACCCCTCGACGCCGGCCAGCGCGTTGCCGTCGATCAGCAGCAAGCTCGCCGAATTCGACGAACGGATGCGCATGGCCGAGGAATCCGGCAGCCTGTTCGATGCGAATGATGACGTGACGGAGGTGGCGGAGGATGTCGGAGCGTCGATTGTCTGAGATCGCCCAACGGCTCGTGCAGCCGGAAGACGTCACGTCGAGCGACTTCAACCTGATCAACAGCGCGGCGGCCAAGGCCGGAATCCACTACGACCTGTGGCAGAAGGGCTTCCTCTACCTGCTGTTCGCCAAACGCGCGGACGGCAAATACGCCTGTGGCTCCGGTGGGGCGGTACTGTCCAGCTGCAGGCAGATCGGCAAGACGTTCACGGTCGGCACCGCGATGTTCATCCTGTGCGCCGGACGCGCCGGGACATTGGTCATCTGGACCGCGCACCACACGCGCACCTCCGACGAGACGTTCGCCGACATGTGCGACCTGACACGCAATCCGAAACTGTCCAGGTACGTGCGGAACGTGCGTCGTGCGAAAGGCCAGCAGGAGATTCGTTTCGCCAACGGCAGCCGCATCATGTTCGGCGCCCGCGAGAACGGTTTCGGCCGAGGACTGCACTCCGCAGACATCGAGGTGTTCGACGAGGCTCAGATCCTCACCATCAAGGCTTTGGACAACCTGATTCCGATCGTGAATACGAGTCCGAACCCGTTGATCGTGTTCATGGGCAATCCACCGAAGCCGGGCGACCAGTGCGAGGCGTTCGAGGAGAAACGTTCCACCGCGTTGTCCGGCAAGTCGGACGACATGCTCTACGTGGAGCTCGGCGCGGACCGAGACTGCGATCCGGACGACCGGAACGCGTGGGCGAAAGCGAACCCGTCGTATCCGAAACGTACCAGCGAGCAGGCGATACTGCGCATGCGCAATCTCCTTGCCGATGATTCGTTCCGACGTGAGGCGCTCGGCATCTGGGATGAGACCGCCACCGCGTACGCTATCAGCCCCGACCTGTGGAAGGCCGCCGAGACCGACGACGTGCCTGATGGAGGAACGGTGAGCTTCGGCATCGACATGCCGCCCGACAGGAGTGTGCTGACCATCGGCGCCGCATTGCGGTGCGAGGACGGGTCGGCCGTCATCCAGATGGCGAACATCAAGGACGCGCGGCATGAGGGAATCATGTGGGCTGTTGACTGGCTTGCCGAACGTTGGCCGAAGACCGCCAGCGTGGTCATTGACGCGCAGTCGCCGGCCATGAGCCTGCTGCCCGACCTGAAGGCCGCGCACGTGAAGGTCACGGTCACGAACATGCAGGAGATGGGCCGCGCATGCGGACGGTTCCTCGACATGCTCAAGGCCGGCACGCTCAGGCACCCGCGGGACGAATACCAGCCACAGCTGGCCGCAGCCGTCAAGGGCGCGACCACGCGGCCGTTGGGGCAGTCCGGCGCGATCGCCTGGAACAAGCTCGGCTCGGATATCGACATAACGCCGCTCGTATCCACCACATTGGCGCTCTACGGGGCGTTCACCACGAAACGGCATCCTGGAAGACGACAGACCATCGGAGGAATCTAAATGGGCGACATTCAGATGACAAACGTTCCGGATAGCTGGCGGCCGTCCGGAGGATCGGTGGCTCTGACGAAACTGGTTGTGCCCACCAGCATCGACGGGCTTACAGACCAAGAGAACGAACTGCTTGCAGAGCTCGCCGAAGTGTGGACGCGCCATGCGAGCCGCAATCGGAAACTCACCGCATACTACGAGTCGAAAGAGCCGCTGGTCGACTTCGGTCTCACGGTTCCACAGTCTATCAAGGACCACTACACTCCATTGGGCTGGGCACGCAAGGCGGTGGACATGCTTGCCGAGCTTTGCGTATTCGAGGGATTCGTCTCGCCTGGTGTCGATGATCCGTTCCAACTACAGGACTTCATGAGCAGAATCGGTTTCACCAGCGTCCTTCAGCAGGCCATACAGACGGCACTCATTCACGGCTGTTCGTTCCTCAGCGTCATCCAAGACGTGGAGAACAAGCCTCTCATCCGCACCCACACCGCGGAAAGCTCGGCAGCGATCTGGGACTACCCGAACCGACGTGTCAAGGCATGCATGGCCATAACCGACGTGAACAACGACAACGAGGCCATCGGACTCGTGCTCTACATGCCGACGCGCAACATCAGCGTGTCCCGCAGTCTCGGCACATGGTACGTGCAAGGATCACAACCCACCGTGAACGGCGAATGCAGCGTGTTCCGCCTCGCCTACAAAGCCACCGAAGTCAAACCGTTCGGGCGTTCCCGCATCAGCCGTGACGCGATGAGCATCATCGACGGCGCGAACCGCACCATCGTGCGCGCCGAGGCGAACGCCGAATTCTACGCGTTCCCGAAGATCCTGCTCATGGGTATCAGCGACGAGCTCGCATCCTTGAGCGAGGACGCCGCGCTCAAGCTCTACATGGGCCGCTACAACATGATCAGCAAGGACGCGGACGGTGATTCGCCGACAGTGACCCAACTGGCCGCGTCAAGCATGGATCCGCACCTGACGATGCTGAAAAGCTGGGCCGCCATGTTCGCCAGCGCGATGAACATTCCCGCCAGCTCGCTCGGCATCGTGTCCGATGCGAACCCGACGTCCGCCGACGCGACCGAGGCCCAACGGGAGGACCTGATTATCGAGGCGCGCCACTGCGACCGCGATTTCGGCGAATCGATCCTGCAGGCGGCACGCCTCGTGGCTCGAATGCAGGACCCGTCGGTGTCAGACGATGATCTGATGAAACTGCAGGTCGACTGGAAGAATCCGAACACTCCGTCAAGCTCCATGAGCGCCGACGCGTTCAGCAAACTCGCCGGCAGCATCGACTCGTTCGCCAACAGCGAGGTCGGCATGACCCGCGCCGGATTGAGCAGAAGCGAGATCGTCCGTTTGAAGGCCGACCAGCGCAAGGCTCAAGCCGGACAGGTCCTCGATCAGATTCGCGGTATGCGCCAACAGACGGAGCAGACGCAGGATGACGGGGAACGCCAGGCCGACGCTTCCACGAAATCAACTATTGCGGGGGCTGAAAGACAGCTTCGACGCACTGGGAGTAGCGATCAGAGCCGGGGTGACACCGGAATCCGCGGCATCGATGCTTGGACTGAAAGGCATTGAATTTACCGGCATGACGCCGGTCAGCCTCAAACTACCGGAAGGCGGCGGAAATGAGCCTGAACAGTCTGAACCTGCCTCCGGAACAACACAGAAGGCTTGAACTCGACCTCAACGACCTGTACGAGGATTACACGGACATCATGAGCCGCTTGCAAAAAGAAGCGGGCAACAGTGTCTCAGGCCTCGTTTGGGACGGTGAAAGCCAGGAACTCATCAAAGCGGAGATCAACCGGTATGCTGACGCGGCCAACAAGCTCGCGTCCGACTACTACAGCCATGTGCGCGACCTATGGGCGCAATACGGCGGAATCGACATGCCGGAATACGATCCGCCGACCATCACCGCCGACCGTGCGGTCTGGCAGATGGAAGGCGGTTTCAACAACACCGACTTCATGGGATTGCACTACAAGGACGTCATTCCAGATGAGAACGGCGTCGTGCACAACAACGCCGGAAGAACCATCGACGACCTGTGGCCAACGTTCGCCGACGAGGAGCAGGCGCTGGAATACGTGCAGAATCTGATTCAGACGGTCGGACGGCTGACCATGCAGAGGGCCGTGGCCAACGACCCCACCAAGCCTCGCTGGGCTCGCGTCCCACGAGGGGCTAAGACATGCGCGTTCTGCCTTATGCTCGCCTCGCGTGGATTCGCCTACCTGAGCGAGGACACCGCCGGACGGCAGATGCAATACCATGCGGACTGCGATTGCGACATCGTGCCAAGCTGGGGCAGCAGCAAACTCAAAGGATACGATCCGGACAAGTATCGTGAAATGTACCAGGCAGCCAAGGCCGCGGCCGGCGATGACGGCGACTGGCGTGACACGCTAGCCCAATTGAGACGCATCTATCACGATGAGGTCAATGATGGCGTGACTGCCCAACCGACGATTCGATGGAGCGGCAAATCGATTCCGATCAGTGCTTCCGAACTATCGAGATTGTCGGATTACAGCGTCAGGATGCCTGGAGATAGATTCTCCAACGACGAGAAGATCGCGGCTTTGATGGATTGGACCGGAGACAGCTATAAAAGTATCAACGGCTACCTGTTCGGCGGACGAAACCCGTCAAAAGCCGTCATCCATCAGGTCGAATGCATCGACGAAGCGATATCCGACCATATCACCCGAGAACGTTTCACGGTCGACAGGCAGATGCGGTTGTCGACGTTCCACGTCAACGACATGGAGTCGCTTTTCGATTTGAATACCGGTCGCACCTTCGAACACATCGGCTACATGGCCACCAGCATCAAGGAGGGAGGCATTGACGTTGATGGGGAAGACCGCATCGCCACAAGAATCCTGGTACCGCCGGGAAGCGCCGGCGTGTATGTGGAGCCGATCACTCAGCATCCGGGAGAATACGAAATTCTTCTGCCGAGAGGAAGGACTCTTCGTTTCGAAGGGCTTGGAGCATCCGACGGCAGGCCGATTGTTTATCTGAGACTGCTATGATTGAACCTATGGATCGTTCCGACCGTTTCACGTTTATGCCCGGTGATTTGAAGGAAGTCACCGATGAGCGCCATCTTGCGGAAATCAAACGCAAGTATGGCGACATCTCCATGCCGCAGGACGAATATGAATGGGTCAGGAACGAAGGAAAGAAGCGCTGGTCCGTCGGCGACTATGTGTCGACCGACGAACTCAGGTCCGAATACGCGCGAAGAAAAGCGCTTGGAAATCTCTGAATCCCAGAAAGCCATCACGTCGAAAACGTGGTGGCTTTTCTTTTACCTTTCACACCCCAGCGATGGGGCGGGGCGCAGCCATGCGCGAAACCAACAAGAATGGCCGCCCACTCGCCGGCGTCAGGCGTGGAAAACCAAACAAAAGGAGCTACCAATCATGGCAGAAGACAATCAGACCGACGCTGACGGCCAGCAGGAGCCGGGACAGCACGCTCCGACCACGAAGAACGTGAACGACGCGAAGCCGAAGACCTTCACGCAGGAGGAAGTCGACCGCATCATCAACGAACGCCTCGGCAGGGAACGCGGCAGGAAAAGCGACTATGAGGAACTCAAGGAGAAGGCCGGCCACACCGCCGACCTCGAATCGAAGCTCTCCAAAGCGCTCGAAGAGAACGAGAAGCTCAAAAACGAAGCCAAACAGGCCGAACATGAGAAAGAGCTCTCCGCAATCCGTGTCGAGGTCGCGGCCAAATACGGCATCAGTGATCCAAGCGTCCTCGTCGGCGACGATGAGAAGCAGATCGGCGGCTACGCCGAAAGACTCATGAAGGTGTTCGCCGGCATGAGATCCCGCGGAATCGTCGCGGAGCAGAGCGCCCGCACCGGACAGGCCAAGCCGAAACATTCCGGCCGCGAGGATTTCGCCAACGCCATGAAGAACACGCTCCTGTAACCCAACCATCAGCCACTTAATGAAAGGATGAGTCATGGCAGATCCGTCAATGACCCGAAAAAGCAATGGCCTCGACCTCACTCCAGAAACCCAGGCGGAGATCTGGCAGACCGCAAAATACCAGAGCGCGTTCATGCAGCTCGTACCCGAGATGAAGCTTCCAGGCAACGGCGCACGCGTGCCGATCATCACCGGCGACCCCGAGGCCGCGTGGGTCGATGAAGGAGCGGAGAAGCCCAAGAGCGGCGTCGGCTTTGGCAAGAAGGACATGCTGCCGTACACCATCGCGGTCATCATGCCGTTCTCCAACCAGTTCAAGCGCGACTTCGGCGCCCTCTACGACCAAGTGGTCGCCAAGGGGCCGGGCGCTATCGCGCGCACCTTCGACAAGACCATCATTGGATTGGTTGACGCTCCGGGCTCGGACTTCGACACATTGAAGACCGCAAAGAAGATCAGCCTCGGTCAAAACGTGTGGAAGAACCTGAACGCGGCCGACGACTCCGTATCCGCGGCGGACGGCACCCTCGACGGATGGGCAATGTCCACCCAGGGCCGAAGCCTCCTGCGACAGGCCACCGACAACAACGGACGACCACTGTTCCTCGACGGCACCGGCTCGTCCGACGTGTCCACCATCCTCGGCAATCCTGTGCAGATCTCCAAGGGCGTGCACGTCCCCGCGGTCACCGGAGAAACCCCCGCCAAGGAGATCATCGGCGTCGGCGGCGAATTCGCATCCGCCGCATGGGGCAGCGTCGAGGGCCTGCAGACCAGCATCTCCGACCAGGCCACCGTCACCATCGACGGCAAGCAGATCAACCTGTGGGAACACAACATGTTCGCAGTGCGAATCGAAATCGAGGTCGGCTTCCGCATCCGCGACATCAACCGCTTCGTCCTGCTCACCGCCTGACGGAGACCGACATGACCGTCGAACCCGACGTGTTCGCCACCTCCGACGACCTCGAACGGAGATGGCACAAGCTCACCGACGAGGAACGCGAGAAGACCGACACGCACCTCATGGACGTGACCGACTACATCAAGGAACGCTCCCCGAACTGGCAACGTCTCCAAAAAGAACGGCCACGCCTGCTGACGAAGATCACCTGCGACATCGTCCGCAGGATCATGCAGGCCGACCCGTACGGCATCCCCGGCGGCGTCACCCAGATGAACCAGACCACCGGCAGCTTCAGCGAACAATACAGTTTCGGCTCGCCGACCGGCGACCTGTGGCTGCGCGACGACGAGAAGAAGCTCCTCGGCATCAACGCCCAACGCGCGTTCAGCGTCGACATGGCCACAGGTGAGGTGTCCTAATGGAAACCATCGAAGTATGGCGCGGCCAACCCACGACCGACACGGACGGCAACCCCATCCAAGGCAAGCCAGTCCGAATCGGCACATTCCAGGCGGTGGTCGCCCCAACCTCCACCATTGACCAGGTCGAGGAGAACGCCAATCCACTGACCATCGAATACACGATCCACATCCGCGGCAGCCAACCGACAGGCATCCAGCCAGCCGACCTGATCAAAGTCAGAGGCATCCTCCTGCCCGTCAAAGGAAAACCGCAAGTATGGAACAACACCCACGGACGCCACATCGGCGACGTCATCGCCGTCGGAGAACGAAAAGGATAAACATGGCCAAACGATGCAGATTCGTGTTCAACCGCAAGGCGTTCAGCCAGCAGGTGCTGAAGAACGAGACCCTGCGGGACCGCATGCGCGACGCCGCCAACGAGGCCGTCACCGACAGCCGCTGCATGGTGCGCGACCATAACGGCGCGAACCGCAACGGCGTGGCCATCCTCTGCCCCGCACCCGTGGAGAAGGCGCACGGCACATTGGAGGACACACTCGGAAGGATGCGCGTATGAGCATCCCCGTCACCCCACGGCGCACGGAGCCGCTGCTCCTGCCCAGGCTGCAGGAGCTGTTCCCGGACGTGACGTTCGACACGATCGAACGCAACGACCTCGAACCGCCTTTCACCGAAGCCACATTGGCCGACTCCATGCAGGGCATGAGCACTCCCATCTCCCAATACGTGCGACTGCGGCTGGGCGTGCGCTGCATGAGAGAGGATCATACGGGCGACTGGGACAAGGCCGCCCGCCTGTGGGAGGCAATCGCAAGGGAGATCATCAGGCTCGGAACCGTCGCGCCGCTCATCGACGCGTCACTGGAATCCGGACCGGTACGCATGACGGACGATGACAAGAGACTGGTGTGCGCGTACGGCGTGCTCCTGCTCGAGGTATCCGTCGCCTGAACTGAAAACACAAGAAAAGACAAGCAAAGACGTGCCGCCACACGCAGAACGGAAGCGAGGTGCAGACAGGAATGTCTGACAGCAACGAAGAACCCATCGCCGCCGAACAGACGGCATCCGAAACCAGCCTGCAGGACGGGCGTGGATCGACCGACTACGGGTACGTGTCCAGCGGCAATACCGCAGGCAACGTGCGCCTGATCAAGAACTACGCGCTGTTCCTGTTCCCCAAGGGCGACAGCACGTTCGTGGCTCCGACCGGAGTGGCCTGGACCCCGCCGGCAAACAAGAAGCCGATCGGCTACTCCACGGAGGACGGCGCCGTACTGCATCCGGAACCGGGCGACAGCACCGACTACAAGGCCCACAACGGCGACATCGTCCTGTCCGACACGGACCCGGGCTACTGGACGCTCCAGCTCGCCGCCATGGAGGGCCGCAAGGACGTGGTATCCGCCTACTTCGACGTGGATGTGGAATCCGACGGCGGCATCAGCATCAAGGGCGCCGGATTGAAGAAGGAGTGGATCCTCGTGCTGGTCGCGCTCGACCAGCGGGACCGTCCGTTCCTCCTGTACGGCACCAACGCGAAGGTGAGCGACCGTGACGACGTGAGCCTGAAATCCAGCGAGATCATGAACTTCAGCATGACGTTCAAGATGCTCAAGGGCACCAACGGCGAACAGTTCCACGCATGGGGCCTCGTCACTGAAGACGCCAAGTGACCCATTGATTCTTCCCGTGCGGCCGATGGCGGTCGGCCGCACGGGACACCCATTCAACCGCCAACCATTAGAACGGAGCCAACATGAGCGACAAAGAATACCATGTCGTGGACGTAGACCTGACCGAAGCGGAAGAGCTCAAACCCGACGTGCACCTCGAGGTCGCCGGCGTCAAACTCGACCTGCCGAACCTCAACAACGCGGAACTGCCCATCGAACTCGTCCAGGCCATCCTCCTGGTCAAAAGCAAGCCCGCATTGTCCGACGGGGAAACCATGGCCTGCGTGAGCACGTTCCTCGCCTACTTCCAGACGATGCAGCCGAACTTCTGGAACGTGCTGCGCAAGACCAAACGTCCGATGGCCTACCTCACCGCGACCATCAAGGCGTGGGCCGAGGAATCCGGACTGGACCCAAAAGCGTTTACCTCGCCCACCTCTGGAACAACAATCGCGCGGCACTAGCCTACGACTGGATCCGAGCGTACGGGCAGATCTACAGGCCCGTACGCTTCCGGGAATGGGTTGAAGGCCAACGTCCACGAGTCGATTGGGGACTCGCCTGGGCGTTGACCCGCGAAATCCTCAAAGACCATACGAGCCACTCGTGGATGGCGTTGCAGAACGCCGTCTACGCGCCCGACGGAGCCGAACAGGCGGTCTGGACGCTGTCCGGACAACGCAAACGCCCATGGTTCGACCACGAGCACGACCCGCTCCGCCCGCCAACCCCGACGCACAACCTCACCCGCCGTCAACGCGAGGACAGGGAACGGCTCAAAGCCTACTTCCACATCAACGACGACCTCTGACTCCGACCGCCATCGGAATCCCAACCTACGAATAAGGAAACACGATGGCAGCACAGGACATAGGCGTCGCATACGTCCACGTCGAACCATCCGGCAAAGGATTCGGCAAAAGCATCGAAGGCGACATCGGCGACGCCGTCAGCAAAGCCTCCAAGAAAAGCTCCAGCACCCTCATCTCGAAGATCGGCGGAGCATTCGGCAAAATCGGCAAGGTCGGCACAGGCGCGATCGCCACCCTCGCCGGCGGCATCACCGCATTGGCCGCCAAAGGCGGCTTCACCCGCGCCCTCAACATCGAGAACGCGCAAGCCAAGCTCAAAGGCCTCGGCCACGACAGCGCGAGCGTCACCGAAATCATGAACGACGCGCTCGCCTCCGTCAAAGGCACCGCGTTCGGATTGGGTGACGCCGCGACCGTCGCGGCCAGCCTGTCAGCATCCGGCATCAAGGAAGGCGACCAGCTCACCAAGGTCCTCAAGACCGTGGCCGACACCGCGCAGATCAGCGGCAGAAGTCTCACCGACATCGGCATGATCTTCGGTTCCGTCGCCGCCCGAGGCAAACTCCAGGGCGACGACATGCTCCAGCTCATGTCGAGCGGCATCCCAGTCCTCCAAATGCTCGGCAAGCATCTGAACAAGACCAGCGCCGAAGTGTCCGACATGGTCTCGGACGGCAAAATCGACTTCCAAACCTTCGCCGACGCCATGCAGGAAGGCCTAGGCGGCGCCGCACTATCCGCAGGCACCACATTCACCGGCGCCCTGGCCAACGTGAAAGCCGCGTTGAGCCGACTCGGAGAAACAGCCGCCACACCAGTCCTCGACGGCTTACGCGGCCTGTTCAACCAAGCCATCCCACTCATCGACACATTCACCGCAGCCGTCACACCAACCCTGCAAAAAGTCGGAGCGGCACTCCAACAAGGTCTCGAGAACGCGATACCCGCCACACAGGCGAAACTCAAAAACCTTGGCGACACGATCTCCAACATCCCCGGCTTCCAGATGCTCGCCTCGGCGACGGCCAGCCTCAAAAGCCAACTCACTGGCCTCTGGAACGCAATCACATCACTCATAGGCGGACTCAACAATGGCGGCGAAGCCGCCACAATGTTCTCCACAACCGCCGGCGCGCTCGCGGGAGTGGTCGCTTCGGTCGCGCAGGCGTTGTCGAACGCGGCGGGATGGGCGAAGACGTTCGTCAACACGTTCATCGAGACGGGCGCGTTGCAGCCGTTCCTTGAAAGCCTGACCGGCGTCATCTCCGGATTGGGCTCGCTGGTTTCCGGATTGGCGGCCGCGGTCTCGCAGGCCTTCGGCTTCAACGACAGCGCGCGCACCGCCAGTTCCGCGGCGCAGATCTTCGCCGGACTGTTGAACACTTTGACCGGCGTGCTCATGACGGTGGGAGGCTGGCTGCAGTCGGTCGGACAGTGGGCGCAGCAGAACGGCGCACTGGTATCCGGCGCGTTGAAAGCCATCACCATTGCATTGCTCGCGGTCAAAGGCTGGGATATCGTCTCGGCCGGGCTGAAGACAGTTTCCGGTGGACTGAAGGCCATTTCCGCGACTGCCTCCGGCGTGGAGAAGACCGCCACGGCCGCATTCGATCTGATCGGCAAATTATCCGACGTGGGAAGCGCGGCGGGCGGCCTGAAGCAACTCGCCAGCTCGTTCAATATCGTCAAGGCCGCCCAATCGGCGTGGAGCTCGGTGACCAAGGCTGCTACCGCCGTGCAATTGGCATTCAGCGCTGCCTTGGATGCGAATCCGATCGGCATGCTTGTCGTAGCCATCGGCGCGGTCGTCGCCGCACTGACATGGTTCTTCACCCAAACCGAAACGGGCAAACGACTCTGGAACAGCTTCGCCACATGGTTCATGGGAATCTGGAACCAGATCAGCACTGCATGCCAGCCAATCCTGCAAACCATCGCCACATTCATCACCCAGACCATGAGCCAAATCCAGCAAATCTGGCAAACCGGATGGACACTCATCACCACCGTCCTCCAAAACGTCTGGAACGCAATCGGCCCCATCATCATGACCGCACTCACCGCGATCATCACCGGCATCCAAACATTCACCGCCACCATCACACCACTCCTGCAAGCCGGAATACAGAACATCCAAACCATCTTCCAAGCCGCCGTCACCATCATCAGCACGGTCTGGAACGGACTATGGAACACCATATCCACCGTCGCACAAGGCGCATGGACCATCATCGCCACAATCATCAGCACCGCACTCGCCGTCATCCAAGGCATCATCCAACTGGCGCTCGCGGTCGTCAACGGGGACTGGAGCGCCGCGTGGTCGGCCATCCAGGGCATCGCGTCGGCAGTGTGGGGCGGCATCCAAGGCGTCGTCTCCGCCGGCATCGGCATGGTCAGCGGAGTGGTATCCGCCGCATGCTCGACCATCAGAAGCGTGTGGGCCGCGTTGTGGAATGGCGTCGGAAGCATCGTGTCGAGTGCCTGGGGCGGCATCGTCGGCACCGTAAGCAACATGGTTGGCCGTGTCGGGAGCGTCGTGAGCGGGATCGGCGGAACCGTCCGGAGCGCGATGTCCGGCGCGGGAAGCTGGCTGGTGGATGCTGGCCGCAACATCATCCAGGGATTGATCAACGGCATCACAGGAATGGTCGGCTCGTTGTATTCCAGCATCACCAACGCGTTGTCGGGCTTGGTGGACAAGGCCAAGAACGCTTTGGGCATCCATTCCCCGTCGCGTGTGTTCCGCGACGAGGTCGGCGTGATGGTCGGACGTGGCATGGCATTGGGCATCGACGATTCCGCGCATGTGGTCAGCCGTTCCATGGATTCGCTCGTCTCCACGATGAGCCTCTCCGACGCGGACTGGTCGAAGACCGGCAGGCTGAACGTCACGGCCGGCACCGGCGCCAATGCCGGCGACGGCGATCTGCGGGAACTCATCGCGGCCGTCGAATCGCTGCACGACGACCTCGGATCGATCATCGCCCGATACACGCCGACGATCGGCGACCGCGACTTCGCAAGGAAGGTGAGAAGTGCAATCGCTTGAATACGTGTGCGCGGCCACAGGTGAGCGCATCGGCTTCGAGGGGCCGCTGTACGGCGAGACGCTCACGGGACTGCGAGCCCGCGTCTGGGACTACAGCCTCGCCTCACGTGGCATGACGGGCATCACCCGCAAGGCACGCGAGGCGACAGTCACCGTGAAGATCCACGATTCTCCAGCCACGCTCGACCTACTGCGCCGCCTCGCGGACGCCGACATGGCATCCGGGAACCCGGGCACGCTCGTGGCCGACGGCGAATGGGAAGCCAAAGCGTGGATCACGAAAAGCGAACCGCAATCCATCACGCCCACGATGGTCGAGACACAGTTGACCATCGTGCTGGCCGATGGCGTGTGGCGCCGTCCGACCATGACGCATTTCACGCCGCGATACGATTCCGGAACCGCCGACCTTGACTATCCATATGATTATCCGCATGATTTCGCCGGCATGGCATTGGGTGCCGAGATCGTCAACGACACGTCCATCCCGCAGCCGGTCAAACTCACGATATTCGGACCGTGCACAAACCCGTACGTCATCATCGGAACCAACCGATACGAGGTCGACGTGACCGTACCATCCGGCTCACGTCTGGAAATCGACGGCACCGGCGATGTCAGGACCGTCACCATGGTCAGCGGCACCGGGCTCGCCACCAACTGCTTCGCGCAGGCCGTGCGAGGGTCGGGCAAGGATTCCGGCCGGTACGTGTTCCAACCGCTCGCGCCCGGAACACAGCCGATCAGCTGGCCGGGAGGATTTCAATTCGACTTGACGGTCTGCGAGGAAAGGAGCGAACCGCCATGGACCTGATCGTCACCGACGCCACAGGCAAACCCGTGGCGAGCCACGCCTCATACACGCTCGACCTCGCGTTCGGCAGCGGGGAGAACGACTTCGACCTGCAGGTCGAAGACGCCGCGCTCAAGGCGGGGAGCCGCATCATGATCGACGGCACCGAGTACGGCGGCATCATCGACGACACGGATGTCGACGTGGACGGCGGCCTGTCCACCGTCACATGGCATGGCCGCGACTGGCATGGAGTGCTCGCTTCGAAGATCATCGAACCGGACAGGAACAACGATTACCTCACCCTGTCCGGCACGATTCCCGTCATCATGCGCACGCTCGTCAGCCGTGCGGGATTGCAAGGCCTGTTCACCGTCACCGAAGAAAGCGCCGACCACAAGACCACCTGCCAGTTCGACCGGTACGTGGACCTGTACAGCGGTCTGGTCAAGATGCTCAGGGCAAGCGGACTCAAACTCCGGTTGCGTAATGACGGCGACAAGGTGGCCATGAGCGCCATGCCCGTCCGCACGATCGGCGACAGCATCGACTCGGACCTCATCGACTTCACCGCCAAACAGGCGGCGCACCCTATCAACCATCTCATCTGTCTGGGCAAGGGCGAACTCAAGGACCGTACCGTCATCCACTGGTACGCCGACGCGAACGGCACGTTCAGCCACACGCAGACACTCAAAGGGCTTGACGAACGCACCGCCACATACGAGTTGTCCAACGCCGAAGCCGACGAGCTCGAGGACAAGGGCAGGCAGAAATTCCAGGAACTTCGGAACACCAGCACCATCGACGTGGACATTCCCGACGGCATCGACGCGGACGTCGGCGACCTGGTCACGGGCCGTGACAACAACACGGGCCTCGTCGTCACTGCCGAGATCTCCAAGAAGATCGTCAAGGTTTCGGGAGGCGTGCTCACCGTCACCTACGAATCCGGAGGTGCCAGCGCCGGCGGCAACAGCGGAGAATCCTCCATCGGGGATGGTGGCCACGCCTACTACGCTGGAGCCGGCCTCAAACTCGACGCCTGGACGTTCAGCGCCGACGTGACCAGAAACGACATCGACTCGCTCAACAACGCATTGTCGGGTAAACAGCCGAAAGGCGACTACATCACCGGCCTGAAAATCGGTTCGGTGGACACGCTCGCCCCCGGTGCACAGGCAAGCGCGTCGCTCACGGGCGCCGGCAGCGACAAAACCTTGAATTTGGGGCTTCCGAAAGGCGACCAGGGTCCGCAAGGGGAGAAGGGCGACAAGGGCGACACAGGACCACAGGGGGCCACCGGAGCGACCGGACCCACCGGTCCTCGGGGAGAGAAAGGAGCGACCGGGGAGCGAGGGCCGCAAGGCGTCGCCGGTCCCGAAGGCCCGCAGGGACTGCAGGGGATACGCGGCGAGAAAGGCGATAAGGGTGATGCCGGCGCGATCGGCGCGGCGGGACCGCAAGGCCCGACGGGTTCCACAGGTCCGCAGGGTCCCACGGGTCCACAGGGAGCGACCGGCCCCCAGGGCAGACAAGGCATCCAAGGTTCCCAAGGCATCCAGGGCCCGCAAGGGGAGAAGGGTGACAAGGGCGACAGCGGCGTATCCGCCCCCTCGAGCGGCTTCTTCACGCTCAGCATGGAAGGCGACGGCGACCTGTACGTGAACTATCCGGACAACACGAACCCACCCTCGTTCGTCTGGGACTCCGAGAGCGGGAACCTGTACGTGGACATCCCGGAAAGGTGACACATGGCGCGACTATTGATCGGCAACATCAAAGGCCCCAAAGGTGACAAGGGCGATACCGGGGCCACCGGCCCGCAAGGCAAGCAAGGAGCGCAGGGCGTTCAGGGAGCTAAAGGCGACGTCGGCCTTCCGGCGCTCGTGATGAAGAAGTCCCTCGTCGGCGAATATCCGGTGGGATCCACTTTCACGGGGAACGTGAGCGAATGGTTGAACCGAACACCACTCGCCAACGAATATTCGACCGCATTGTCAGGTGGCGGAAAATACAGCATCGTCTGACAGTGCGTTTCACAGTCCGGCAGCCTATTCACGGGAAAGACGATTTCCCGTCAATCCATCATCGGAACGCAAGGCCCTGCCGGACCGCAAGGTCCAAAAGGTGACGTCGGCCCACAAGGCGTGAAGGGCGATACCGGCGAGACCGGGCCTAAAGGAGCCACTGGAGCTGCCGGCCCTACCGGCCCGCAAGGTCCTGAAGGGCTGAAAGGTGACAAGGGTGATAAAGGCGATGTCGGACCCGCCGGAGAAGGAGGCCCTACCGGCCCGCAAGGTCCGAAAGGCGACACCGGCCCTGCCGGACCTACCGGAGCAACAGGCCCCACCGGGCCGCAAGGCAAGCAGGGAATACAAGGTGCGCAGGGACTGCAGGGCCCACAGGGACCGACAGGACCGCAGGGTGCCAGCGGCGTGACGGCGCCAACTTCCGGATTCTTCACACTGCAGGTCGACCCGAACGGAGACCTGTACGCCGTGTACGCGGATACGACCACCGCGTCGGCGGCTCCCGTCTCCTACGATCCGGCGACGGGCGACCTGTACTACATGATCAATGACGGAAAGTAAGGAGCGCATATGACGAAGATTCTGCTCGGCAACGTCAAAGGCCCCAAAGGCGACACCGGACCGCAAGGCAAGCAGGGAGTGCAAGGACCGCAGGGCCCTGCCGGCGCCACTGGCGCGACCGGGGCCACCGGAGCGAAAGGAGAGGCCGGCCAACGCGG